GAGCGGCTTGAACATTTGCTTGGAGCAGGATCGACTCTTGGTGAGCCTTCTCCGTGTGAGCGCCGAGGTTCAGGAGAAGCTGGTGCAGCTGCCGTTCGGTGGGGAGGATGAGGTCCAGCTGGGCTTGATCGACCGGAGTCGACTCACCAACGGCGAGGGTGATCGCCTTGGGTGGGTTGGTGACGGTCTCGGTGGCTTCAGAGACTTCGGGGGCGAGGGGAGTTTCAGACGACATGTGATCTCCAGCAGAGGGGTGCGTGTCCATACCAGACTACGCCTAAGTCAACATCACAAAATCGTAGTCCCCTTGATCGACAAGGCAACCGAAGCAGTGAGGAACAAGGGGCTGCTGTACGCAGAGGCGTCATCGACGATGCCGACTTCGGTCACGACGGTACCCGGTGCGAAGCCGGTGACGTTATTCGTGAGCTTCCCTGAGGTGAGAGAGACGTAGACCGGGTCGCCTGCGGCCAAGGTCAGTCCAGCAATGAAGTTCGCAGTTGCGTAGCTGGCGATCGGTTGCACCTTCCCGACCCCGGGCCCACCTACGGTGTGGACGATTCCGACTGCGCGTGCGGTTCCAATCACCGTTGCGTTCGCGGACGAGGCGACGCCGTTCCCTGAAATTCGTGCAACGTCTCCAAGAGTCAGGAGCGACGTGTCGAGCGTCAGCAGAGTGGTTCCTCCGCCTGCGGAAGGTGCGGAAACCCATGCCGCACCTGTGGAGGTGAGCACGTTCCCCACGGCACCGGGCACCGCCAAGCCTGTCCCTCCGTTCGCAACAGGCACGATGCCTGTCAGCGAGATAACCGGCGATGCGCCACCGCTCGAATTGATAGGAGCCAAGGCCGTGACAGCGGTCACACCGCCACCTCCGCCCGGGGCGTCGATGATGGGCAGTGCGGCACCGTCGTTCAGCACTTGGCCGTTGCGCCAGTACAGTTTGTTCTGACGCCGTCGGAAAAGAACGAAGGTGCTGTCGACCTCAGACGGAGGCAGCACGTCCGCCGACGCGAGAACAAGGGTGACAGGGGCTTGCGGGGATGGCTGGAAAAGGACGTACCCGAGCGCACCGTCGTTCACGACCGTCGTCAGGTTCCCTGCGGGGATGGTCTCCGCATAGCCAGACTGCGAGGAGTTCAAGACGATGGGCAGCGCCCACGTCACAGTGTTGAGGGTCGCGTCCCATGAGATGACCCCGCCGCCCGACAGGATGATGTTCTTCTCGTCGTGCAGCGCGAAGACCGAGGCGTCCTCAGCCCGAACCATGTCCTCAAAAGACGAGTACCAAGGATCCTCGCCATCGCGAGGATACGGCCACTGCATGCGAGGACTGGTGGACATGCGATGCTCGTTTCGGTCGCCTAGACGGCGGAAGGACCAGTGTAGAGGACGGAGGTTACAACGAAGGAGTCCTTGGTCACGACCTCGCTGTCGAGGATGATGAGGTTGCCGAAGGAATCCAGCTTCGTCGTGAGGGGGATGACCGGGCTGTCCGCTGTCAGGTACCCGACGATGGTCGGGTTCACGAAGGCCACTCCTGCAACCGTCAGCGCACCATCAGTGATCTCGGAACGGTACAGCGAACTACCGAACAGTCGATTCTTGAGCAGGTTGTCCAGCACCGACTCAACTGCAAGCCGGGCCACTTGCTCGCTGAAGCCGGGGCGGACGCCGATCTGGACATCGAGGATGGCGTAGATCAGGGACCGCTCTCCCGAGACGACCTGCACTGTCTGCGTCACTGCTTTCCGGGCGTCGAGGTAGGTCTGCAGGCTCAGTTTGAGACCGAGGCTGGGGGCGACGTAGAAGCCGCTCGCGTCCCGAGTGAGGATCGGGACCGTGACGAGGTTCGCGGAGCAGTTCGCGGACAGGATCGCATCCACGTGGGCTTCGATCTCGTCGAGCGTACCGTTGATGGTACCGACACCAATCCCACCGGGCTCGAAGGGGAACACCGCTGCCGTGATGGCTGGCGAGACGACCGTGTCGATGTTGATGACCGCCGCATCGGATGCGACGACTGCGTTGGTCTGTGCCAGCAGGATGGAGTCGGGAGTCGTTGGGGCGAGGCCGACTGCAAGCAGGTCGTCTTGCACGTCTCCGCAGGACACCACGGACGAGTCGATCTGCGACTGCATCGTCACGAGGTCGATGTTGATGTTCGTGAAGAGCCCTTGCAAAGCTGTCTTGGTCGACGATGTGAGTTGGTCTGTTGCGGCAATTGGGATGGGCCCGATCGTGACCAGCCCATCGTTGCAACGGCTGCTCGCAAGGACCGCGCGATTGCTGGCGGAGTTCAGAGTCGAGATCGTGGTGGTGAGGGTTCCCGTTGCTCCGGTGTTGAGTACCCCGATGTCGGCAATCCCGGTCGTAACGGTGATGTTCGACGCCGTGATGACCGCTGTGTCCGCGCCCAGTGCCACTACCTGTGCATCGACGGCAGTCGCCACTGGAGCCACGATGTTGCGGACGTCCTGCAGGAGGCTCTGGAGTTCAAGGTCGCTATCGGCGGAGCGGGTCGAGTACGCCTGTGACGCAGCCACGCGCCCGAAGAGAGGGTCAGCAAACGCCGAGGAGAGGGCCACGTAGTCGCTGCGGGTCACCGCGACTTGGCGGCTCTTGTAGACCTGCCCCGCGAGGTACTTCGCTCGTTCAAGCGACTCTGGATTGTCTCCACCGACCGCACCTTCAGGGTTCGTGATGGACAAGGCGATGGTCTGAAAACTAACGACGAGCGGCTTGGCAACCTTCGTGATGGTGTTCGCAGTCACCTGCCCAGCAAGCCCTGTGGCGGCGATGTAGGTGACAGCGATCGTGGAGTTCGGCCCGGGAATATCGGTCTGCGCGACCGTGCCGTCCCCGAAGCGAACCGTCGTCGGGTCGTCGCTGTAGCCGACCTCGAAGAACTGCCCACCTGTGACGGGGAGGAAGTCAGCCTCCGCGTAGGGGGCACCGTTGACGAGAACAGACACAGACCCCTGCACCACGTTCTTCCCTGACGGGACGTTGCGGAGGTTGAAGACTTGGCTTGCAGTACCGTCGCCAACGAACGACTCAGAGAGGCTCTCCCCTTCGTAGATCGGGATAGTCTGCGGGGAGTTCTGCCGAGGGGCGAACGTCACAGCCTCTGCGGTCTCGAAGATCAGGTTGTTGGGGCCCAGAAACTGGAAGCCAACTGGGATCGTGACTGTGAAGTTGACAGGGTTCGATATGCTGACGACGACGTCGGTGGATGAGCTGACAGCGCCACCCATCTTGTAGCCGAGCTGCCTTGTGAGGCGCGACACAGCCTTCCGAGTCTGCGCCGTGTCGAGGTACGAGTCGGAGGCACGGCGGTCGAGATAGAATGCAAGGGAGTCGAGGCCATACGCCGAGATGTCCAACAGCATGATGGCGAGGCTGGAGAGGGCAAAGTCGTTGAACTCAGCAGCAAACTTCGTCTGAAGCTCAGAGCGCAGGTCATCGAAGATCGTCGGGAAGTCGAGCCCGACGTACTGAACTTTGTTGAGAGCGGCGACCGCTGTTGTCGAGTTCGCCATACGAGAACCTGCTTCCTTGATGGTCGGACTGTTCTACGGGGCGGCTGTCGGAATGGCGACTGGGAAAGCACCAGTAGTCCCTGTGGCGACCACTGTGTACTCGATCAGGATGGTCACAAATGCGTCGTCGCGAGTGAAGGAGATGTTGTCGAGCCGAGCCCGAGGCTCCCATCGAGCGATCGTCGTTGAAATTTCAGACCTGATAATCTGCGTTAGAATGTCATCGTTGTTCTCGAAGACGTACTGCTGCATGTCGCACCCGAATTGAGGGCGCATCGGACGCTCGCCTCGCTGAGTCTGCAGGATCTGCTGCAAAGACATCCGGACGAGGTCGTCATCGAAGGTGGCAGCAGGAAGACTCTGGGAGCCCTTCTGGAAGGGGAAAGCCACGCCTCTGTAGAACGCCATCAGGGCCATATGGTCCGCCTCCTTGGGTACTGCATCCTAGACGTATCTGCTCGTTCACACCACCGGCCCGATGATGGGCGGGCCAGATGGCTGTGGAAACGTGACGAGCGTGCTCAAGGTGGCAGTGTGGAGCGCAGTGGCAACGGCTGTCGCGTAGACCTCGGCGGGATTCGGCACCACCAAGAGAGCCGTCAGGATGGGCAGCATGGCGGGGGCGAGGACAGGGGGAGCTGCCACACCGGGGAGTGGGACGCCTGCGAAGATGGCACCGGTCCAAAAGAGGGTGATCATCGAGACGAAGCCTGCAGCGACCACCGGAGGAGCCCCCGGAAGCACCGCAAAAGCCGACCCGAGGGCCACGTCCATCGTGACCACACCGGGGCCCGGAGTCACCAGCGGGAAACCAAGGGAAGAGGCGGCGGCGGCATACTCGCGGTAGGCCGACGCGACCCGACTGGCTGCGGTGAACGCATCCGGAGGCTTGTCCGTGGTCGACAGCTTGAGCAGGGCGTTGAAAAGAACCGAAGGGTCAAGAGGCACAGTTCACTTGACCTTCACGACTGTCGACAGCAACGCCGGGGTTGCAGGAGCGACTGGAGGGCTGGAGGGCCCAACGCCGGTCGCGTGGGTGTGCGTGTTGAGCCACGTCAAAAGCTGCTGCCCGAGCACTGCGGGTTCTGTCGGAAGGTTCCCAAGGTTCACGGCGGCGGCTTTGGCGGAAAACTCGGATGCCCCGTCGATCACGACTTTCTGGGTGGTCTTGATGGTCACCCCGCCTGCGTCGATGGTGATCGTGTTCGAGTTGTCCTTGTCCGTGATGGTGATCTTCTTCCCCACCGTGTCGATGACGACCGACGACTCATTCGCTGCCTGCAGCTTGACCGCGCCGTCCTTGGTGAACTGGAGGAAGGCGTTTTTTCCGTCGCGCGCTGCGCTGGCAGGGTCGACAGGTTGCGCCGTTGGCTTGCGCCACGTCAGCGTCACGTCCTCGGAACCGCTCTCGTCGTTGAGGACGAAGGAGTGGCCCATGCGGGTCACGAAGCCTCTTCGAGTGGGAACCGAGCCGTCCGCCGCCGGGTAGCCAAGCTCAGGTGGCAGCTTTCCTTGTGCTGAGAAGCCTCCGAAGTAGATGGGTCTGCCGGTCAGCCGCCCTCGTGGGTAGGCGATCCACACGACGTCGCCGATTTCAGGGGGCCAGAACCACCCTCGGTCCGGTCCGCCGCCTGCGAACGCCGGGTATGCCCAGATGTCCGGGGGCGCGTTGTTGCCGACCTCCTCGCAGATCACTTGGATGCGCCCCTGCTTCGTCGGGTCGGCCACCGACGTCACGCGCGCCAAGTAGGTGCCGTAGAACACCAAGTGGGGTTCGAGGCCATAGGTCTGCAACCACTCGTAGAATTCCTCGAAACGCTGACTCACGGGGCACCTTCAACAGTCGGCACCACCACGACACCGTCTGGATTCTGTAACTGAGATTCGGTCCCCGGCGCGTCTGGGATGGGGGGATTCTCGTTTTTCACTTTCGGGGTGATCTTGTCGAGGATGGCCTGCACCATGAGCTGGCTGTTCTGGATGAGGGTGAGCGACGTGGTGAACCCTGACGCCGACATGCTGTGCTTCAAGGCGTGGCAGATGTAGGGGCCGTCGATTCTGAGGCTGAGTCCACGCACCTCGTACATATTCCCCGGCTGCGCGTCCGGTAGTCCCAAAGTATCGATGTCGAGCTGGAGGCCGACTGAGCTGGAGAGAGATGTCATCCCTGCAATCTGTTGGGCCCACGTCTCCGAGTTCGCAGGGTCTTCGTCGGGCTGAGGAGCCATGACCTCTGAGTGGTCGTTTGAAGCGTTCTTGACGCCTGTTTGCGTGCCGTCTCGCCCAGCCACGGTGGCATCTGCGGGGCCTGCGGTGGCCTCGGACACCTCGTGGGTAGTTGGGTCGATCTTCGCCGTTCGCAGCTTCTTGGTGTACCCCGAGAGAAAGACTGCAGACAGGCCCTCACCCACAGAGACGGAGAGGATCGGGTAGATCCCCCGGTTCGCAATCGAAGAAGACCCGGTGAGCACGCCGCCGAAGTCATAGAGCGTGAGGAGAGCCAATGGGGCCCGCAGCATCATTGCGGACTGAGAGATGAGATTTAGTTTTCGGAAACCATTCTTCTTATCGGTCGCGTCGAACGTGTTGACCCAGCAACCTGCCTGTCGCGCCAGCTGCGAGATGAGGTGGAGGTAAGACGTCCCAGCGTTGACCAGCGGCACCACCTCCCGCAAGGCACTTTTGGAGGCGTCATCGAGAGTCCAGTCGGCGAAGGACGTTGTCACTTCGGGGAGCTTTGCAACGAGATTTTCGATGTGCTTCTGGCGAGTCTCGCGAGACTCCACTCCCGTTTTTGCAGTGGCTGCGAGGTAGTAGCCCGCAGTGCCGACGCCCTTCAGTGTGAGGGTCACGTCGGTACCGAAGTTCACTTCTGGGGGCTGAAGAATTCCTTGGAAGGGCGGGGTCTTCGTAGCGCCTTGCTCGCCGGTGGAGTAGCCGACGACGACCTCGATGGCGGTGATGGGGTACTCCAGCAGCGTCGAGTCGATGATCTTCCGCGCGTCCTCCAACGTCGGCGTCAAGACGACGTCGATGGTGGGTACGCCTCCCAAGTCCATAGAGATCGTCACCGACGACAGGTAGGATCGTGTACTGGTGAAGAGGGGGTCGTCGGCCTTCGGACCCCCGGTCGTGCCTGTGAGGGAGGCTGCCAGCAAGTCCGACGGGTTCGCTTGGTTGCTGTTCACCGACAACGAGAACCGCTTCTCGTTCGCCCCCGGATTTTTGATGATCGTCGCCTCCATGAAGGGGCTGGAAAAGTCGGTCTTCACTGCGCCCTCCTACTGCTTCGTGTTCTTGACGAACAGGGTGCTGGCAACGTAGGTCGGCGACGGAATCCGGATGGTGGCCCCTACCTGTAGGTCGGTTGGCAGAAGGTAGAGGTCGTTGGCGAGCGCGATGATCCACCAGAGATTCGGGTCGTCGTAGTAGCTGAACGCGAGATTGTCGATGCGATCGGTGATGTTGACGGTGATGTAGAAGTCGGACGGCTGGAGAGGAACCTCAGGCAGGTTATCCAGTTCCCAGAAGGTCACTCCCCGCACCGTGAGCAGGTTCTTGAAGCGCAGTCGGCTTTGGCGAGAGACGACGACAGACATTGCTTACCTCAACGCCGGGGAGAGGCGAGCGGGGAAAGTGCCGCGCTGTGCGCCTGCGGCAGGAGACGGGCCTCGGGCCTTGGCTTGGGCTCCGGCTGCCGCAGTAGAGTTGCGGTTTTCTTGCAACACCCTCGCGATGGTTTCGAGGATGGCCGTTTGCTTCGCGGCCTCCGTGATCTGGTCCACTACCCACTTCGGGTTCTCAAAAGCCGCGAGAAGCGCCGCTGAGTTTTCCTTGTTCGTATTCTGGAGCATCACCCACTCAGCGGTGTCTGTTCCGTTGCCTGCTTTGTCTCTCAATACCCCAGATCCAGTCGGGGTCAGGTCAGGAACAGCTGTCTTGGCATTCTTGGCCTTGAAAGCGGCGAAGTCCTTCTTACCTTGTGCAAGCTCCTCGGAAGTGACTTTGTTGTTTGCATCTCGGTCGTAAGAGAATTCACGCGACGATATGCTCGCGATCTTGTCGGCGTCGAGACCTCGGTAAGCCTTGATGGCGAGAGGAGTCGAGGTCGTTCTCTCCATCTTGGGGTCTGAGAGGGCGGCAGCGACGTCGCTCTTCTTGGTGCTCTGGAGCCACTCACCAGCCTTCTTGATGTTAGCGATCGTGGCAGAGTCAATGCCAAAGAACTTCGCCAAGCCGGGGGACTCAGAGATGGTCTTTCCGAGGCCGATGAGCAGGTCGCCGATGGTCTGGATGATGCTGGTCAATGGTGCAGAGATAAGGGTGGCCAGCTTGTTCGAGTACTCGCGAACGAAGTTGAACACGACGGCGAAGGCATTGTGGACGACGTCGAACCCAGCCATGAAGAAGTTGGCGATGTGGACGCCGACGTTCTCGAAGAACGTCAAGGTGTTCCGACCGATGTATGACAAGAAATTCCAGATGTGCTCGCCGTAGGCCACAACCGTGTTTCCGATGTCATCCCACATCCGGTCCCACGTCTGAGCGAACGTGTCGCCTTCTTGTTCGGCCATTGTGAACATACCGACGAAGAAGGCCACGAACGCAGCGATGACGATAGCCCCGGCTGCACTTATGCCTCCGACGATCGTCCGGAAGACGGTCGTGAGAACATTCCAGAGGACGCTCGCGATCGTCCTGACTATCGTGAGCAGCCGTGGGCCGATGCTCGTGAGAACATTCCAGAGGACGCTCGCGATCGTCCTGACTATCGTGAGCAGCCGTGGGCCGATGCTCGTGAAGACCTGCTTGATGCCCCACCACAAGAACTTGAAGCCTAGCTTCACGACCCAGCCAGCAATCGACGCGAAGACTGACGCGAAGGCAGCCATGATCGGACCGAGAAAGGTCAAACTGAGGATTGCGCCTGCAATCAGGAGCGGAAGGGACTCGCCGAACCAAGCCTTCATCTTCTCCTCGAAAGTCATGCTGGGGTCATCCCAAATGACAACCATCCGATCCCACCACCCAGCCATGTAGGTCTTCAGTTCCTCAAGCGCGAAGTCGAAGGCTACTCGCAAAGTCTCGCCAAGGGAGTGCCCGAGGCTCTCAGAGGTGCCTGCGTCCTCCGCAAGAGGGTCACCCATGAGACCGGCCCACATGCCCGTCAGCGCCTTCTTCGCCTCGCCGAACGCGAAGACCAAGGCGTCGTGCAGCATGGTCCCGACGGCTCCTCCAATGACTGTCGCGTCCCCAGCCTCCGGGTCAACCTTCTCCCCCATCAGCCCCGACATGAACCCTGAGAACATCTCCTTGGCGAAGGCGAGGGCTTTGGTGAACGCTTCCTTCAGAGTGAACATGACGGCTTTGAGGATCGCGTCTGTGTCCTTGTCGCCCGTGATAGCGCCGTCACCGAAGAGTCCGCCGGACAGGATCTTGCGTGCGAAGTTGGAGATGAACTTGATGCCTGTCTCAAGGTATCCCGGCAGCTTCTCCTTCATGAAGACGATGATTTCTTTCCCCGTCTTCTCAAGCGCCATGCGGGCGATGATGCTCGTGCGCTCTCCTGCCGACACACCCATCTCATCCAGCGCGGGCCCCACTTGGTCCTCGATGGTGAGATAGTTCGACATCAGTTCAGCGCCGAGCCCTGCGAAGACCCCAACCAGCGCGCCGAACGGAGACAGCAGATTGATGCCGAGAGCGCGGAGCTTGGCCAACGGCGCAGTCAGGGTTTCAGCTGCCGTCCCGAGCGCTGCCAGCGGACCCTGAAGGTTCGCAGGGAACAGGCCCTTCGCGCCGAACTTCTGAATATCCGCGAGTTTGCCGATGACGAGGCTGAGTGGGCCTCCCTCCGCCGCGACTTTCTCCATCTTCGCGCCGAAGCTGTTGAACGACGCTTGGCTGTCCGACAGAAACTGATTCGTTGACACAGTCGAGAGATTGCGGAAGCGATGCACGAAGCCTTGCTGCTGGCGCTCGAAGATCGCCGCCGCAGTCAGGCCCGTCTCGTAGGTCTTGGCTATCTCCCCCAGAGACACTTTGCTCGCGTCTTTGACGCCGCCCTTGATGAGCATTTCGCGCTTCTTCGCATCCTTCAGGTTGCCTACGAGCATCTCCGTCGTTTTCTCTCCTAGTGTGTCTTTTATGTGGGGCATGAACAAAGCCAAAGCTGCTTCGACCGACTGTCCCGACTGCGCTGTCGCCTCTACGGCTTGCGCGAGGGTCTTCATGAACTCCTCCGGCCCTTGTTTCATCGCCGCGAAGGCGGCGTCGGCACCGGGGCCGAAGGACGCAAAGGCTTTTGTGAAGGCAGGGAGTGCGTCGCCCGACCCCACCAGCAGGGCGTCAAACTCGACCCCGCTCTTGGTGAGAACCTCGGCCATCTCGAAAGCCGCGTCTCGCGAACCCTCTGCGTTTTGAGACAAAGCGTAGAGCGCACGAGCCGCACCAAAGGTCTGTTTACCGAATTCTTCGAGGTCTTTCGGGCTATCTCCGCCGGGCCGGAGAGACCGTGTGTGAAGCAGCTCCGTGATTTTGTCCAACGACCCGAGGGAATCGGCGAGGTTGCCGGTCTCCGTCCCGAAGGCGGTCGCCTCCTTGGTGATGCGAGCGACAGCGTCCGCGCCGAGGTGCCCGTTCACCCCCATCTGCAGAAGGCTGTACGAGAACTTCTCCGCGTCCTGCCCGGACTGCGCGGCAAACTTGGCAAGGCTCTTCGCGCTGTCGACCCCCAGCACAGCGAGGATGTCAGCCACCTTCAGATCTTTAGTCCCAGCCTCGAACCCGTAGAGCGCTTTTCCTGCTTCGTCCGCGCTCATGACAAGCCCGTATGCCATCGACGAAGCTGCCTTCTTGAAGGCCGTCAATTCCGGTCCGACCTTACCGACGCGGACACCGAACTTCGACAGCTCCTTGCTGTACCCGGTGAAAGTCTCGTCGATACTGTCGGTCAGCTCCTGCCCGCCCGTCCCGAGCGTCTTCAGCTTGTCGCCCAGCTCGTTGAGCCGGTCGAAGCTCAACGCAGCCAGCATGGTCTGGAGGCGCTGGAGCCCCAGCATCTCCTTCCCGAGCGAGCGGAAGTCCCGACTCAGCCCGGTGATGGCCTTGCCGAGCCCAAGGTCGTTTCCTCGGAAGCTGAAACCAAGACCGAAATTGAGGGCCATCGACTCTCCAGCAGAGGAGGGGTGGGGGGTCACCTCCGACGATTTTGTAGCACGACGGCCTGTCAGCGTCTCATTCGAGAGCGGGACTGCGAGTCCGCCTGCCGTTGCTTCTCCGCGCGAGTTTTCTCCAGTTCAACCTTCCACTGAATGAGCCTGTGACGCCGGGTCGTCGGGATGCTCATGATGTCCGTGTAGGCCGATCCAAACGACTCCATCATGAACGCGATTTCGTCTTCGAGTCCTTCTGGACTCGACCCGGGAAGAAAAAACCGGGCTGACCCAAGTCCAGCTCGCTCTTGTACTCGTGCGAGCAGACAGGACACTGCATGTCCATCTCGGTGTCAACGCCCCCGTCCTGCCCTTCCATCATGGACCGCAGGCCCTGACGATCTCGGAACGACAGCCCTCGGATGTCGTGCATCGTCGGCGTCTTTCCGTCGAGAAGTTCGATGCGCGAAAGCAACAGGGCTGAGGGCTTCTCGTCGTCAGCGACCTTGCTGGCACGTTCCTCGTCGGCACCCGTCCCAAGACGATGGCGAACCTTCCGGCCCGATGGGAGCACGTCGTCGAACACGCGGACCATCGGGTTGGTCATCTTCTGGACGGTGAGGTCGCTGAGATCGAGGATGTAGTTGCCCTTGCTCTTGCATTCTGGACAGACCTCCTCGACAGGAAATTCGTCTCCCAGAGACGTGCGGCGAAGGGCCAGCAGCAGGAAAATGCGGTCGCCAGTCGGGAGGTGGGAGATGATGCTGGGGAACTGCCCCCGGTCCGTGATGGTGCCGATGCGCTCCAAACAGGCAGACAAGAGCATCCCGAGCTTCTTCTGCACCCCGAGCTTCGGAGTGGCGAGAAGGTCTTCTTCCCGCCCCGTCATCTCCCTCAGGTGGACCTCAGTGTGAAGCACTCCAAGGTTGTCGAGGTAGCCGCACGGCAACTCGAAGACGCCGTTTGTCGGCTTCGGAGTGTCGATCAGGTTCTGGTTGATGTTCTCTGAGAAAGTCGGTGCTTTGTCGCTCACGTCTTGTTCCTTCCGGCTGCGTCCACCAATGGCGAGGCTTCCGCCTCGTACATGCAGAAAAGGGCTTTGAGAGCCGTCGTCACGGTCATCCCTTGCCCGTCCACGATCGTTTTGAAAGTTGAGTACAGGTCCGAATCCACCCAGATGTTGAGCCGGACATCAGACCCTGCGTCCTGATACGACGAGAGGTCGTCGAAGCGTGCTTGGTCGGCGACGTAACGGCCCATCATGTAGCGCACCAAAGCGCCCATGCTGCTCGTGTGACCGACGTCCCGTCGCTCCTGCAGCTTCTTGTAGAGCCGGTCGGAGACCCAGATGTTGACGAGACGCTTTCCTTGCTCCGCGACCTTCTTCGGGGAGACGCTGGAGGCCAGCTCGCATGCCCGGCAGAGGAGCACGGAGTTCGCGAGGAGCAGTTTTCCGCCCGCCTCCTCCGGAACGATGAGTCGGGGTTTGAGCTTGTGCTCTCCTCCGCAGTTCGCACATTTTCCGTGTGCAGCGTCGTAGACCATCTGCGACCACATCCGGCGGTCGTCGGGTTCTGCTGGGTCCGTCAAGATCGCACCTGTTGGGACCATATGGCCCGCGTCCATGTTGAGCATGCCTTACCTCACACTCGATGTATCATACTCCCAAAAAAAGCCCACGCGAAGTGGGCGGTGTGTTCAGGGGAGCCATCCCATCGCCTTCAGTGCCCGCAGATACTCTGCGTCTCCAGCCTTGAGCGCTCGGAGGGCGCGGACCGATGCGGATTCCCACCCAGATGCCGCAGGATTGGGGAACGGGTTCTTGGTGGGCGGTCCAAGGGGAACGGCGTAAGCGCCTACGTTGGCGGTCGTGGTGCCCTCCTGCTGGGCAAGAAGCGCCTTCATGGCGTCCATCCTCGCTTGCTGCAGCTGAGGAGACGGGGGCGGACGGTTGAAGCTCCTTCGCCCCATCTCGTGCGCTTCCTTCCACGTCGCGCGACCGGCAGCGTGTTCAAGCACCTCCTCTTCGCCGAAGATCGAGGCGACGGACTCGGACGCCCCGCGCAGGACGTCGGCGGTCGCACGCATCTGCCCGCGCAGATCGGCATACTCGGGGTGGCGGGAGCGCTTGCGGTAGATGCCGGAGAGGACGTCGAGCATGTCCTCGACGCGGCCCGTGCGGTCGACGAGGTCTTCGAGCTTGGCCTTCAGGTCGAAGGTGTCGTCGTTGGATTCGGAGTGGCGCATCCTCGTAGTCTACGCAGACAGCGCAATTTCCTCCACGAATTCCGGCTGGATGTCCATCTCCTGAATCGAGACCTGCCCAGAGGTCGCATCGAAGTCTGAGCCGGTCTTGTACCTGAGCGGAACACAGTTCTTGAGGAGGAAGGCGCGTGCGGGGATCTTGATGCTGGTCGCCTGCGAAGTAGGCGCGTTGGGAGCGAAGTTGGCCGCGAGGGTTGCCGCACCCAGAGACCCAAGTTGCACGCCGGACGCGACGCCTGCCTCGACTCCAGACAGCAAACCAGCTCCCGCACCGACAGCAAAGCCGGTCACGGTCGACAGCCCTGTTGCGAGACCTGCTGCCAAGGCAACCTGCTCCCCTACATTTCGAGCGGGGGTGTTCCGGAAGAAGTGAACCAGAAGCAACGTGCGGCGGTAGGTGATGCCGCCAATCTGAAGACCAGTCAGCCCGGTTGTTCCCGCAAGCGCGGCCATCGTCCACTTCCAAAAGTCCGAGTTGAACCACGTCACGCCCCGAGACAGCGTGATCGACCCAACGCTCGCGCCCTTCACCACGGTCTTCGTGAAGGGCCAGTTTCCTTCGTTGATCTGCTGAGTCTCGACAGTGATCTCCGGGGAAGACACCGCAGAGAACCCCGAGAGCGGGGTGAACAATGGCAGCGCAGGCACGAAGTCGATGGGGGCGACGTCGTAGAGCCAGAAGTTGTTGTCGCGCAGTGGGTCAAGCAGGTTGGAGCGCGCCATCAGTCACCTTCAAAGAAAAACGCCGGAGTCGAGGCTACCTCAAACTCCGGCGCCAGTGGGTCAGACCCGTCTCAAGAAGGCCTGACGTCGATTCTTGCGTCCACCACGTCGAAGTACTCGAAGGCAATGTCCAACTCAGACACAGAAATGTCGCTCGACGAGGCATCGAGGTCACCCGCGACCTTCGCGCGGATCGGGAACGCCTCGTACAGGTTGTAGGTGCGGGATGGCTCCGCTGAAGACTTCAGCGCCGCTGATTCCGGCATGCCGCCAGACGTGCTTGCGGTCGTGATGGGAACCGGGCGAGTCAGCACCGAGCGGTTGAAGTGCTTGATGCTGACCGTCGTCCGGTAGTCCCCGGAGCCTTCGACGACCACGCGGAGCCAGTTCCAGAAGTTCGATCCGGTCTGGGTGACGCCCTTTTGCAAGGTGATGTCACTGACAGTCGTATTGCCCGGGTACTTCTGCGGGTAGTTGAAGTGCCCTTCCCGGTATTCCACGGCCTCCGTCGTCGCTTCAGGCGTCGTGCAGGACATAAAACCTGCAGGTACGTTCGACGGAAAGATCTCAGGACGCAGTGTGTCGGGAATTTCCGCACCAGTCGTCACATGGAACCGCATCGAATGCAAGAAGTCGGTGGCTGCTGCGCGTGTCATGTCTGGCTCCTAGAGCAGATGATAGGGTTCCGAAGACGCCGAACCCTATCAGGCTTCGCGACGGGCGGTGATGACGATCTCGCCAACCGTCGAACGGTCCCGGCGGATGAACAGACCAACGATCGCGCCGGGGGTCAAGACCACCGAGGTGTTCGGGGCATTCAAGCGCGCCACACCCGTCGCATCCGAGGGAACAGAGGCCAAGAGAGTGCCGCCACCACCTGCCGCCGAGCGAGCTTGCAAGAACGATCCGCCCGGACCAGCGGTGCTGATGAGAGCCATCGCATCGAGGATGCGAACCTTGTAGGGCAGCGTGTTGACCGCGTAGATGGTCACGTCGTCAGCCGTACCGGAGGCACCACCCGAGGCGAACGCCTTGCGGAAGATGACCGGGGCGGAGTCGATCGCTGCAGCAGCAACCGGAGCAACTGCCAGCGCGCTCACCGAGCCGGGAGCGATAGGCGAGGGAAGCGGGATGGAGGCCAACTCATCCGCCGTGTAGGCAATGGATGCGGTCAGGACTCCGTCAGCGACTGCAGCTTGCAGGCCCGCCATCGACGAGATTTCCGCAGGCGACCGGCTGACGACGAGGGTCTGCGCTGCGGCGATGTCGACGTAGACATCGTTGAGGAAGAAGGCCGACGCCGAGATGTTCGTGATCGAGAGGGAAGCCATGTGAGTTCTCCTGCAAGCTGGGGGAAGAGTACGAGGGTTCAGAGAGAAACACCAACGGGACCATATGGACCCGTTGGTGGAAAGTCAGGAATTGAGGGACTTCTGCTGGAAGCGCATTCGCACGAACTCAGCAGGCTTGTTCGGGGCTGCACCGATGTCGATGATGACTTGACCCGCTTCGATGGTGGCCGGGGTATTGTTCGAGGAGTCGCAGACGACGAAGAACGCCTGTTGAGGGTTCACGCCCGCAAAGAATCCTTGCGAGAACAGGTTCCCCATGTACGAGTCCAATTGCGCTTTGATGCGCGACCAGAGGCCGGGGCCATTGTTCTCGAAGACGATCCACCACGTAGCGTTGAAGACCGACTTCTCCAAGAACATGAACAGCCGACGAGCGTTGATGTAGCGCCAGTCGGGTACGTTCGAGATGGTGCGGACGCCCCACACCGCGAGTCCAGTCTGCGTCGACGAGATCAACGGGTTGACCTTGTTCGGGTAGAGGAGGTCACGGTCTTCCTGCGTCGGAGACGTTTCCAGACCCACGAGGTAGGTCAAGGCGCCGTCCACGGTGCCGCCGGGGCTCTTCCCGACGTTCCGGTTGTTGTCCGTGCGGGCGTAGACACCCGCGATGTGCCCGAGGGCAGGCATCAGCGTGGGCCGGTTGTTCATCAGGGGATTGGAGACCCGGACCCACGGCCAGTAGAGCGCCGCGTAGTCCGAGGACCGTGCGAGGCTGAACCGGAACCAATCGACTGCCCTCTGGGCCGTCAGCCCGGCAGGCGGGGTGAGGATGATGAAGCGGTCACCACCCTGCGGCATCAGCGCGCGGCCAGCGGCGTAGTCGAGCTGATCCTGCGAGATGATCACGTTCCCGGCGAAGTCGACGATCGTGATCTGCAGCAGCTCCTCGACCTTGTTGAAGGCGTACATGCCCTTGTAGGTCGCAGCCAGCGCCGTGGCGTCGGTAAACTGCGACCGACCCCAGTTCGTTGAGTCGAACGTGCCTTCCTCACCCGGCAGGTAGTTCTTCGAGCTGTCGCCGAGGATCTCGGAGTGAACCGTCTCGGCCACCTTGTCGGCAAAGGTCGCGACGACGAGCGTGGCTCCCTTGATGTTGTTCAGGGTGGTGAACTCGACCGCGCCGGTCTCGTAGTCGATGGTGTTGACCGCCGAAGTCAGGACTGACCCCACCAGATTGCCGTCACCGTCGTCCGTGATGACGCGCGCCGTGCCGCCCGTGTCGGTGTAGGCGATCGACACCGTCCGAGGCGCGATGGGTCCACCGAGCGAGGTCGAGAAGACTCGGTTGGGAGCCAGCGCGTTTCCGCCACCGAGAGCCAGCGTGTGCGGGACCGCATTCAGCTGGTAGGGCGGGATGTCACCGGCAGGCTCGTTGATCCGGATGAAATCGGACAACTCGTTCACGACGTCGGCAAAGTAGACAGGCGAGGTTGGGTCGTTGAAGACCATCTCCTCGTACTGCTCGACGACGTTGAAGGACGACGTCGGCGTATTGCGCAGCAGCACCAGCATGTCGAAGCGGGTGTAGACGCCGGTCGAGGCATCAAAGAAGTTTGGCGATCCAGCGATCTGGACCTGCAGGTTGTTTCCCCACGTCCCAACAGAGATCGGGTCAACCGACCACGCGTTGAGCGTGTAGTCCGAGAGGAGAGGGCTCTTGTTGCAGGGGATGAAGCCCGTGAGGTCGAGCGCGAACGCACCTGAGGAGTAGTCCACGGACCCGGGGGTCGCGACATCGCCGAGCCACAGACCTGCTGCCGAGGCGACGATCGGGGCGACTGAGAAGCCAGCAGCGGCGACGCTCTCCGAGAGCACAGGGGTCGGAGCGACGGACGAGTTCGGCACCAGTTTGATCTGGGTCAACGATCCAGCCACGGCTTCGGCCTTGAGCAGAAGCAGGGGGGCGTTGTTGATGGCAGCGATTGTCGCGGCCTGAATCGTTGCCGTGGAGTCCGCGAGGGTGAACGGGATGGGGAGACCCGTTGAGGCGCCGTTCGAGTCGTACTCGAACGTGACCGGCGGGTTGACGCCATCATCGATAATGAAAGCGTCGGTGTCGATGAGGGAGGCGCCTGCAACAATCGAGATGGCTGCGAAGCCATCGACTGCCGTGCGGGTCGCAGTCGTCGGAGTGAAGTCCGCCGTGACGAGGGCACCGTTGTCTGCGAGCACTGGAACGAACGTTCCGAAAGTGCGGAGCGAGAAGCGCCCCGAGCGCGAGTCGAGGATCACGATCGCGCCGTCCGTGCCGTCACCGACCGAGGCTTGGACGATCGAACCCGTCCCTGCAGGAATCAAGATGGCCTGCGCACCGGGGCCCGCGAGCGTGAAGTTGATGGTGACGGTACCGCGCACGACGGCGTCGAGGTTGTTCACCAGCGTGGGGAGGCCAGCGGGATTGATGCGACCATCGTAGCTCGCCTGAGCCGTCACCAGCGAGAGGTTGGCGGTGCTGTCGCGATTGCGCGTGTTCTGAGCGACCACAGGGGCGCCTGCCGAGCGCCAGTTGACGTTGATCGAGCCGGGTACGAGGGGAGAGGCCCCCGCAGCCGTCGGGAACGACCCGGTGAACGCCGTCGTGACGCCGTCGCCCGTTCCGATGCTGTCGTCGGTGAGGTCTGACTGGATCTTCGCATTGGCAGCCACCGCGTTCGCGGGGGGAACACGCACGATGAAGGCACGACGGCCACCGTTGGCGAAGAACGCCGCGAGCGAGAGAGGCATGAGGCTCTGCGTGACCAGCCCACCGAAGATGCGGGAGTACTGCTCGAAGCTCTGCACGAGCACAGCCTCGTTGGCCGGACCACGCTCTGCGTATCCCACGGTGCCGAGGTTCGAGGTCGTCACACCGGGAATGATCTGCGCCGCCGTCGGGACTTCTTCGACGAAAACACCGGGCGAGAGAATGTCAGCCATGTCGTGCTCCTACAGGTGAACAATGTCGCGGAAAGGGAGAATCACTTCTTTTCAGGCGACGGAAGGATGGGGTCTTCCTTGACCTTGGCCTCAGGCTTCGCTTCAGGCTTCGCTTCAGGCTTCGCGGGAGCGGGGGCCTTCTTGACAGCGACGGTCACACCGGACTTCGACTTTTTCGCCGCGATGAGGGGGATGGCGCGAACCTCAGGGATCAGCGCGCGCTGGTCGAGCAGGCTCTTCATGGAAGCCGACAGCTCCACATCATCGGAGAGCGAGGTCCATGCCTTCGGAGGGAAAACTGCGACCTTGCCCTCGATGGTGGCTGAGACGGAACCGCGAGTCGTGTTGTAGAACTTGCTCATGGATTCTTCCTCTGGAGGGAGAGTACTGGCGGTTGCGTTGCAGTGCGGGAAATTGTCGGGTCAGCAAGATCGTATTCTGCTTCGACCCTGATGGTCACGGCAAATTGGATCATGCGCTCCAAGATGCCTGCGACGTCATCCAAGTTGACAATACCTTCGTTGAAGGCCTCGTAGGAACGAGGAACACCGAGGGAGTCCGTCACCCAGACCTGACCGTACACAGGCCAGATTTTCAGGATGTGCGTGAGCATCCGATTCGCTGCGCTTCTGCCGGGTCCACCGCGCAGCGAGTTGTAGATGTTGACCGTGTAGGTGAGGTCGTAGGGCGTTGCCGCCTCTTGCATCGCCATACGGTCTGCCTGCGTGCGAGGACCGTTTTGAGTCTGAGCCGTGACGAACGTCGCTGTCTTGGCCGGGGCCCGGTACTTCTGCGTGAAAGGGTGCAGCCGCTGCTGAGACACCGAGATGTCGTCGCGCGTGACGACGAAAGCCGGGTACCGGAAGTTCGCGTAGAAGTCTTCCGGGTACATGAAGTAGACCGGGATCCCCGGGTCACCCGGAGGGGGCTCGACTCCATCAATGGTGATGTAGAAGTGGCTGCCGTTGACTCGCCCACCCATCGACTCGATGAAGCCTTGGTCAAATGACCGGAGGTCAACATCGCCGTTTGGCAGGGCACCCGTAACCTGTTCGAGGAGAACAGACGGGTCTGTCATTGGGGTCAGGCGCTCTCGCCGAACTGAGCATCAGCAATCGCCATGACCATGTCGCCGAACGCCATGATCTTCGCTTTGCCGATCCACTCAGCGGTGGAAACAAGATCGTCTTCCGGGGGGAGGAAGGGCAGAGAACCCTCCTCAGCGACAGCGTCTGCTGCGTCGAAGACGAAGTCGACAGCGCTGTCGGAGTCGAGGTCGTAGGCGTCCTCGATGCCAGCAGCGATGTCGAGCATGTAGTCGATGAGCACGTCGTTCACGTCGCTCACGTTATCGGCGCCGCCGGTTCCAGCTTCACCCTCGCCGTGCTCAGTGTCGATCTCACTCTCAGGACCCCACGCCTCGCCTTCCATCTCCGCGAGTCGTTTGCGGATGCCTGCGAGCTTCTGGGAAACACTGATGGCCATAGAGTCCTCCGTAGGGTCTGCTTGTTCTACTGCACTCACCGAATTTTGTCTTGAAACTCTTCAAACGAGTCGATCTCCGTACCGGGAACCGCTGGGGATGACAAGTTCCTCCAAGACTTCCACCCGTCAAAGTCCCAGTCCAGCATCGCCCGTCCGACCACGTCGCTCTCAAACAAGGCAGCGACTCGCTGCTTGGTGGCAACGAGGGCTGGGCGCCAGTGCGCGACACTCCGAGACCCTCCCAGCCCGTACTCCAGTCGAAGCGCGGTGTACGACAGGTCTGTTGTTGCTTTGAACTTTGTCGGGGGATCGACCTTCACCCCTTCGTCCTTGAACGCCTTGGACCAGTCAGGTCGGCTCTTCAGGAGCTTCTCGCGAACCCCCTCCACCTCCCGCGTCGAGACCTTTCGCTTCGTGACCGTCGCGACCGACGTCGGAGGCTTGAAGGGGAGGGTGTCGGTGGTCCACGGCTGGTACCGCATCAGCAGCTTGACGGCGGGATGTGGCTTCCGTTCGTTCTTTGGCTTGAAGTAGAGAACGTCCCGGGCGCCGTCGACCTCCTCAGCCTTGGTCGGTTCCGATGCCACTGCGAAGACCGGGTTGACGACGCCAGACTGCACGAGGCGCAGAGAACTGCGGTATGCAGCGTAGTCTGCCCCTGTCGGGATGCGAGAGACCACCTCTTCGAGCATGATCTGCGCGGCGTTGTGGACGATGTAGCGTTGGATGGCTTCAGCCCGAAGCTTCAAGAAGCCCTGCTCGATCATAGTCATCGTCATGCGGGTTCCCATGTCGGGACCGATTTTGATGTCGATGGACGGCTTCGGCATCAGCCCTTCTCCGCGTCGATCTTCTCAAATTCAGCTTCAGTCTCAGCGATCCGCTCCCAAACAGTTTTCTTGCGGGGAGGGAAGAGTGTGGCGAGGGTCTTCTCGACTCCGCCACCTATGTTCACCAAGGCTTGAGCTTCTTGAGGGAGCTGCATGTTCGTCGGTTTGAGCGTCGGAAGCATGCGCTTGTGCTTCTCACACACCCCGAAACGGCGAGATGACCCCGGCTTGGCGATGACTCCCGCTGGGGGTTCCCCGCAGATGAAGCACCACTGGTCGAAGGCCGTCATCGGGCCTGCGTACTCGTGGAAGTCATCACCTGCGAGCGGCGACCCACACGGCGTGCGAGACGTACAGCGGTCCCCCGGGAGATTCAGGTCGCGGCCCTCCCAATACCGAGGACAGGTCGCGCAGACCACACTCAAACCGGACCCCACCGCCATAGCGACCTTGACGTGGTTCATTGTTGAGGCCGTTCCAGATAAAGCGCGGCGCGGCGCATTACTTCTGGTTGGTCTCTGAACATCGACAACCCGAGATTGCATTTATTGCAAAGAAGACCCCGCACGCGCCCGGTTTCGTGATCGTGATCGACGAAGAAGAAGGTGCGCTGAGGTAAGCCGACCTCCTTGGAACAGCACAGTGCGCAGCCACCACCCTGAAGCTGCAAGCGTCGGTCGTACTCCTCGGCGTCAATCCCGTATTTCCGACGAAGCCAACCGCTGCGGGCAAGTTGCGCATGTCGTTCAGGGTTGTGCTTTGCCCACGCTTGAGCGCGGTCCCGATTTCTCTTTCGGTACTCGGGATCTTTCATCTGCTCTTTATGCCAGATTCTCTTATCTTCTTTTAATTTATCCTTGTTCGCCTCATTCCACTTTCGTTGGGTAGCTTTGATCTGCTCCGGGTTCTTCTCTCGGTAGGTTTTGTTGTATTCCGTCTTGGCTGCGGGGTCGCGGTAGGGCATGCCGAACGGTAGCATATTGTCGGGAGTCCCGCAGGTGGCGCACAC